AAAAAGGGAGAAGCTTGTACTAAGGATTCATGACCTTTATGAATCCCCAGTTTTACCAAATAAAGACCTTCTTCGGTTCTAGCTTCCCCGTTTGTGACACCGTATTTTAAAAGTGTTTCTTTAGAAACAAACCCCGGATCAGCCGTAACTACCCTACTTCCCCAGGACATACCACCCGGAAAAATATTAAAAAGTAGATCGTTAAAACGATCAAAAGTGTTCTCGTTTAAAATCACGTTATTGTCTAAAACACTGATCCCACGTACTCCGATTAAAACATGATCTAGATTAAAATCGATTTTGTATTTGGAATTTTTGAATTTAGATTTGGTAAGTTCGATTAGCTCTAAAATAAATTTATCATATCTCACAAAAAAGAAGATAGAACCTAAACTACAATATCGGATTAAAAAAAATGAAATGAAATTTTTAGATTTTTATTAACCTAAAGCACCAAAAGAAATACCTGTATAACGAAGCTTACTCACCTTCCACCAATCTTTGAGTTCGTTCGAAAGTTGTTTGATCCTGGCCCCAAAAAAAGCATTTTCAGCGGACATAGTAGTTCCGATCGACTCTGAAATAACTCCTACAGAAGTAGAATAGTTAGAGATTCCTCCAATGATACCTTCACCATAAGAAGACAGAACACAGATTAAAAAGTATTTTAAAATTTGATCCTTTAGTTCTCTGGGAACTCTGGACGCGTGATCGTAGCCTGAAGTATAATCCACTTGATAAGCACCTGGAAGATTTGAAATATTTTGACTTAAAGCACGATAACCTTGAATCCCAATTTGAGGAGTAAAACCACTATTACCAAAAGGAACTCGTGTATAGACAGCCCGTAAAATTCCTGTTTTAAATTGTATATTTGCTTTTTCTGTTAGATTTAAAATCGTAGAACCGTTATAAGGAAAGGTCAAAACCCATCTATGTAATCTACAGATATTTTTTCTTCTGAGTTTAAGAAAAAAATTTTCACTCTTAAAAGGATCAAAGTCATAAGTATCGTCCCATTCTGCATAGCCTTCAATTCTACCCGTTTTAGGTTCTAAATCCTCTCTCCCCTTTTGACCCGGTAGAGGTCTTGCACGAAATAACCTAGGATAAATATCCCAATCGATTTCTTGAGCAAAAGCTAGTACGGTTTGATCCACCCAGTTTTTAAGCTGAAAATCTTCTAGTTGAGTTCCACGAGTTGTTATTAAGGTCTCGTTACCAAAAAGCATAATCCGTCTAAGTTCGTCCGGATGAATCAGACAACCCCAACCGGGAAGGGGTGTATTTGATTTTTCAAGTTCGGGATAAATCTTAGCGGAAAGGTCGTGGTATTCGTAGTCTTCGGATTGTTTGTTTAAATCCCCACCGTAACTCATAATCTATTTATTAGAATATAATAAATATTTAAATATCGGAATGGATTTTTGATTTTGCGATTTGAAGCTGTTCTATCGGTATCGAGTAGGTTTTACCGGAAGCAAATTCACACAGGACGGTTTTACCGTCTTTTGTGACTTCTTTTACTTTAGCAAGCATCCCACCTACGTTTACTTTGTTTTTTGCGTAAATCCTCATGATCAGACCAGGTTTAGGTATTTGTGGACCGCTTCCGTAAGTTTTTCTTTGTTCTCTTACTTCTTCCTCGAATTTTTGGTGCCGAATTTCTCTTTGTTTAGCTTCTATTTTTTCTTTTTGGGTAAATTCTTTTTGATAATTGATTTTATTTCGGTCGTGTTTTGCTTGATCGATTCTTTTTTCGCGTGGATTTCTAAAATCCTCGTTTGTCCTAGTATTTCTAAAGGCCATATAGTCACCCGATTTACCGTGAACGACTACCTTTTTTTTGACTAACGCATTTGAGTTTAACATAAGAATCAGTGAGAAGAAAGACTGGAGTTGATCCAAAAACCGGAAAACTCAATCACTCCCGTAAAACTGATTTCGTTTGCACAAATAGGAATCATAAACTGAAAATCACCATTTCCTTTTCTGGAATAATTTCTAAAATTTGGGTCTGAGTTATTTCCTTTCACGTTCATTTGCCAACTACCATCGGACCTAATTGCTGTAATAAAATAAAGTCTATCGTTAGAATTTAAAATACTATTCCCGGAAAGTGTAAACTGGTTTTGAAACTGGATACGATTTATATCCTGTAGAATGATCGATTTACGTGACATTGAAAATCGAATATGAAGTATAAAATAAAATATCGGGAAATAAAAATTATAAAAACTTTTAAACATATAAAACATAAAATTTTAGAGTTTTTTAATTTTCGTAAAATGATTTAAAACCCTATTTTAAATAATTTATAATAATTTAAAATTATTTTTCAACCGATAGACAAACCCTTAATTTAAAACTAAGGGTATGGAAAAAAAAGTAGGCCGACCTAGGGGAAATAATTACGAAAAAAATTTAGCGATACGTTTAAAATCGAATACAAACATACAACCTACAAAAGTAAACGAACACCTAATCCATTTAGCGAAATCATTTTTTAACCAAGTCAATTCTGAAAATATAGAAGGTAGAAAACCGGTATATAACCATGATCAGATAAATCAAATAAGAGACGGTGTATTACTCAGACCACCTTTTAGAATACCGGTCTCACAACTTAGAAACGCAAGTTACGGTACGAGTATAATCTCTGCAATCCATACGATCCGAATCGATGAGTTAAGTAGATACGCAAAATTAAATAAAAAAAAAGGACTTTGGTTTAGAACAGAAAACGAAGAAGACGAAATCACCGATGAAATCCAAGAAAAAATCAAAAACTGTTCAAAGTTTTTTGAAAGAATGGGGGATTTAACTGAAGGTTGGATGAATCGGGACAATTTTAGTTCCGTTTTTGAAATGATGATACGGGATACTTTAACCTTTGATAGTATCTCATTTTACTTAGTATATAACTCACTTGGTAAACTTGTAGAAATCAAATACTTAGACCCGGCTACAATTTTTCAGGTAGAAAAGGAAAAAGGGTATAAGGGTGACAGAAGTATATCTTTTGTACAAATCATAGACGATAGAGTTGTAGAAGTATTTAACGAAAATGAAATATTACTATTACATAAAAATCATATATCGGATATATCCATCCGCGGATTCGGTTTTTCTCCCTTAGAGGCTTGTATGTTGGATTTAGTGGGGGTGATTCGATCCTTAAAATTCAATCGGGATACTTTTACAAGACAACATCCACCAGGCTTTATGTCTTTAATTGGGGACGCCACGCAAGAGGTCATAGAGTCCATACAACTACAGTATAGAGAAATGATTTCCGGTATGGACGATTCCCACACTATACCGATCCTTGGAACGTCTGCAGGTGAAATAAAATGGACTCCATTAAATATTGCTAATGATATGACATTTAAAGAGCTTATGCAGTGGTGTGTTTCTTTCGTAATCATGTCACACGGTATGGATCAGTCTGAGTTAGGTTTAAGACTTACCGGTTCAGCCGCACTCGGAGAAGCCAATCAGGTAGAAAAAAGTAAGTTTTCTTTAAATAGATCCTGTATTTCTTTACTCACATACTTTGAAATGGGTTTTAATAAGATCAGACAAATTAGAGAAGACGATTTTTCGGGTATTATTTGTGAGTTTGTAGGAACGGACCCGGAAGATGAAAAAGACAAACTCAGTAAAAATAAAGACGAAGTGTCAAACTGGAAGTTAATCGATGAAATCCGAATCGAACAAGATAAACCTACAATAGCCCAAACCCTAGCCGACCTATACGGAGTCAGTGAGGAAGAGTATAAAATGGCGGGTGCTGTCATTTTAAATCCTATTTTCCAACAAAATCTACAAATGATACAGCAACCTAAACAAAATAATCAAGATCCTAATTTAGGATATTCTGAAATAGAATCAAACGAAGAGAGTTTAGAAAAAGATCCGGATTTAGTATTTTAGAGATTGAGTTTTGCTAGATTGTTACAGGCTACCCCACCCACATTTTGAAAAGAACCATAAATCCACCAAGTGTCATTATCGTGAAAAAATCCTCTTTGAATAAAAGATGAATCGTTTCCAAGACCGTTTTGTGGGTAGTAAGAAAGAAGTTGCATCGAAGAAGGATCGATACAGGCAATTGAAAGTCTTTGTTCGTTATTTAAGTTAGTGAACTGTCCTGCAAGATAGAGTTTATTATTTTTAGATGCAAAACTCATTACATTCGGTTTTATCAAACTACCACCGAACTGATTGAGATAAGGACTAATTAGTTCACCCGTATTTGCGTTTAAAGCGGCAAAACCAAAACGACCAAGACCCGAAACCAAAGTAAATATCCCTCCTATAAAAAGAGTGTTACCGATTTGGATCATATCTTTGATATATGGATTTGCACCACCGGAAATATTATTTAAAGAACCCCAACTAGGAATAACGTAACCGGAACTTGAATCCAAAGCGGCCAGTTTTGGAATTGTATAACCTCCAATCGAATTAAAATAACCACCTACAAATACTTTAGATAAGTCTTTAGACAATAAAAGTCTATTGGGGTTACCACCGATTATATAATCTTGAGGATACCAAGGTAAAACGGAAAGGTTTAAAATATCAATTGCAGCTATCCTACTTCTTGAAACCCCACTTACCGAAGTAAAAGAACCGCATAAATAGAGGGTATTTCCTTTTACACAAAAATCGAATATATTAGGTGAAACTCCTCCGATTCCTCCACTCGGATACCAAGGAAGTAGTGTTCCAGTACTCGGGTCTAAAGCGGCGATACCGTTTCTATTTACACCGTTTACGGATGTAAAACTCCCTCCTAGTAGAAGCATATTATTTACAAGAATCATGGAACTAATTCCAACAACTCCACTTTGTCCTTGAAAAAGCGGAAGTATAGCTCCCGTATTAGAATCCAACGCGGCTAATCCGTTTCTATTTACCCCTCCAATACTCGTAAAATTTCCGGCGATAAAGATCGTATTTTCGTATTTTATAATAGAATAAATTTCTCCGTTTGCACCGTTTAAAGGAAAACCTGGATCTACGATCGGTTTTATTTTCGGATATTGGAAATGAGCAATCGGTAAAAACATTTAACCCATAGCAAGCAAACAAGATGAGAATATATTACCACCCACTTTTATAAACGTGTAGAAGTCTTTTTTTAGAGCCGTAACCGTAGGAATAGGTACTGTGGAATTAGGCCAATAAAAACTACCACCCGACCAGGTGATCGTATACGAAGAACCGGTTGATTCTAAAATCACATTGATCACTTGGTTTTCCGCTAAATTAGTAATCGTGAATGTTGCGTTTCCTCCCGTAATTCTAAATAGATTGGAAATAGAGCAGTCTAACGTCTTATTTCCTGCAATAAGTAAGGTTGTATTCGGAGAAGACTGTCTTAGATACTCAATCGATTTCATACCGGGAAGACCGAGTAATGAATTTAGGTTCGTTATCCTGTAACCCGTAATCGATGAGGAATCAAAAACGAATAATTCGTTATCAAGACCTGTAGAAAGAGTTGTCCAGTTACCAGAAGAATTTTTGGTAATAAGTTGTCCTTTTTGAGAGAGTGTTTTTTCTAAAATATGACCTGGGTCGATTTCGTTTTTTTGACCCGTAAAACCTGCTTGTGGTCCTAAAAATGAGTTTTGATTTATATAGTTCGCGTTTTGGTTGAATATATTTAAAGTAGCACCTGTTAAACCAGTAATCGTAGAAAAATCAACATTACAAAGTCCTGATATTGCATATAGATGCAAAGAATTACTTCTTACGGAAAAAACGGTTTTGTTTGTTCCTTGGATGGATGAATTTTTTAAGAACACGTAAAAATTTCCAGATACTAAATCGATACAACTCTCGAGACTCGATAAATATTCCAAAATGGAATCCGTAAGACTTAAAGAATTTGTACTCGTACTATCAAAGATACGGGAAGAGAATTGGAGACGAAGCCCTATTATTTCCAAAGGTAAACCTGAAAATTTAAAACCGGAAGTGAAGTTTACTACTAAATGAGTCTCTTTTTTATATCTAGGAAGTAAAATACATTCGTTTAGGTTGGAAATATCGAAAGGAATTGTAACCGATTGGAGTGTATCATCTAACTGAATGTATTTTAAACCTTTTGTATATGTAAGACTCGTAACTAAGTTTGTCCAATTGTTAAATACGTTATAGGAAGGAGAAGTTTCACCGGGTCTAAAGATAAATACGTTTTGGAAAGGTCTTTCCGATAAATTTAGTTTACCGTCGTTTCCAAGAGTTGCCAGACCTAAACTTGCTCCTTTTTCACTTGTGTTTAATTTATTTAAAAGTGCGGATTCTAAAGAGTTAAATTCAGTGGTTCTAGAATTGGATTCTATATTGATTAAATTTTCTAAATGACTTTTCATTGAACTTTCCTTTAAAAAATCATTTTTAAAGGACTTCATTTGTGTTCTACCCGTATTCTTACCGATCGATTTGCAAAAGTATTTCCAAACGTAAAAGAAATATTCCCATTCTCATAGTAAAATGAAATCGGTGAAATCCATTTTCCTTGATTGTCTGATACAGTACCAAATACGGATATGATTTTATTCGTTAGTCCTGTAGGTAGATTACAATTTCCTAAATTATCCGTCGTAGTCTCAAAGTAAGAATTTAGAATACGAGTTCCCGAATTTAAATACCCTACTCCAAAAAAAACCGTACCCCTTTCGGAAATCATCTGGTATACGTTTAATAGTGTAGATTCTAAATATAACCTTACAGAGTTTGCGGAAGGTGCGATTGAAATTTCTGTAAAACTAGGTAAATCGGAAACGATCGTGTTTGTAGTAACTAAATTTTGGGTGGATGGGGTTCCTAAAAAATACCAGCTTTCTTTTTCTTTGGAAAATACGAGTTCATAAGAACCTGCATCTAAATCTAGTTGCCAGTCCTCTTCTAAATTTTCTATCTTTTTGGAATTTCTAAGTAAGTTGATTGGATAAGTTCCTGCTTTATTGGATATATCTAGGATTCCGATTACAATCGCGTCATTTGGATCGTTTGGTAAGATTACGTTAAAACTTCCACCTGTAACGTCACACAATACACGTTCATACTTTGAAGCGGTATAGTGTGTCTTTATGACGTTTGAGTTTTTTAAAGTTCCAAAATTATTTTTCCAACTACCGTCACCGGATAAAAACTTTTCCGTGTCGGTAATTAGAGGCGTCGGAACAAGACCTTTTTTGCCGTTAAATTGAGTTGTTGCACCTATAAAAGCTTCCTCTAAGGCAATCGTTCCCGAACTGTCCGGTAGTATATAATTTCTTTTTTGACTGGAGTTACTTTTTAAAACGTTTTTAATTCTACCTTGATCAGATAATATTTCTAGTTCACTTTCCGAATTAATTCCTACATAACCATTTGATTTATTTTTTTCGTTTTTTAATTGGTATTGTGGATGATCATCCAAACTAAGTCCGATCAGTTCGGAATGAAGACTTGTCCTTGCAGTAGTTTTTAACCACCTTCCAGGTTCTGAAGGGTTTAGGTCCTTCGGAAGAATCGTTCTTAGAATGTCTATTTCATCCGGTACTATTGCGTTTGAATCCGCGTCATATTGATAGAATGTGTTTTCAATCTCTACTAGTCTAATTTGTTTGTCTTTTCTTTGGTCGGATGGGATACTTCGAAGTTCTTCTAAATTTTGTACAGGTGTATTCCAATTTGTTAATACTTCTCTTTTTACCCATTCTAAATTTACGGCGTCATTTCCTTCCACAGGGGACCCAGTTTTAAGGTTGGTAAGCCCTGAATTATCGGGCCGTCTTACTTCGATTCCTGTGGATACTGCTTTTAGGATCGGTCCTTTTTTACCTAATAAAACCTCGGAACCGATTCCCTTTAATAGAAATTGAAATACAGGATTCAACCTAGATAAACTTCCACCAAGATTTGATTTGTATCATAGGGGGTAGCCACTCTTAAAGAATTCAGTCCACCGCTCCAGGTGATAAAACCTTGGGGTAAAACGTGGTCTTGATTAGATCCATTCGTGCGGATTACAATCGGAGCAGGGTCCCCTTTTTTTACACCAATTGCAGTGTCATCTGTTAGATAAGTGGCAAGAATCAATACGTACTTAAAAGTAATCCCGGAAGGAATCGGGATTTGAACTAAGTTATCAGTTTGGCGGATTGCTTTTGTAAGTTTTTGGGGTTGTTGTACTTGAAACTCTATTTCAAAGTCTTCCACTTCCCTTTCAATCGATATTCCGTTTCTTTGAAATAGTTGAAAAAAGATTCTATGAATTTCCATAGAATTCAATTTAACGAATTTCTAAAATATCGGTTTTAACTATTTCGTTCTGACAAGCATTCCGTTTCCGGAAGTCAAAGAAACCATTTTAGAAATGGAACTTACTAAAGGTGTAACTAGTTCACATAACATAGTGATACCGTCCCCGATCGTATTGATTGATCCGGATACGACCGGTATCAGTTTTGATTCTATAGCCGATACGGAACGGGTAAGTCCAAGCATTATGTTTTTATTTTCCTTAAATAGATCGATCATAGCGGTATTGAGTTTGTAACCTATTTCGGCTGCTTCTGCTCCTATATCGGTTGCAAACGTTTCTTTTTTTCTATTCTCTAGTTCTAAACCTTTATTGTATCCTGCATGGACCGAACTCCGATCCTTACCAAAACCTTCGTATCCGAATTTTAAGGAACTCATTTCACTAAAACTTCCCCCTTCCATTTTATGAATCAGTCCTCTTGTATTCGGATCAAGTCCAGATAAAGCAAGAGACATGTATTTACCTGGATTTAGTTCTGAATCTCGAATTGACTTTAGAAGATCCCCTCCGTTTGCTTTGAGTGCTTCAGTTAATGAAAGTGTACCGAATATTCCACCTCCAAAAGCTCCACTTCTACCTTTTGAGGAAAGTTCTTCGGCTAAACTCATTCTACGAGTTGGGTCCATATTGATGGAGTCCGTTCTTTTCAATCCTGCTGAAAATCTTGAATAATCGGAAATATCTCCCGAAAATCCTTTATTTCGTAAGTTCTCTGCTAAAGATGCAAGTTTTGTAATATATTCGGATTGCCTAAGACCGTTAAATCCCGAAGCTTTTGCACCACCCCTTAAATATCCTAAATCCGCATTTTTAGAATCCTTACGGATCGTCTCAAGTTCTTTTACCACTTCCCCGATTCCTTTTCCTTGAGAAGCCGCATATTGTAGTATATTAGATTCTATTAAATTTCCTTTTTTAAATACATCTTCTCCAGTTACTCTACCCTTTAAAACGTTTGCTTGTGCAAGTTCGGAATTGGAAAAGTAACCTCCTCCACCTCCTACATACCCGCCTGTAGCACCAATCGTTTGACTCTGTGACTGCATTGCGTTATGATACTGTTCACCGATTGCAGAAACCGTTTTTAATACTCCACCTACAACCGCAAACGCGGCACCGATATAGGGTAAAGCTGCACTCAGTTTAGAATAGGTGTCCCCTTTTACTTCTCCTCCACCTGACGATTCATTTCCTCCCCCACCTGGAAAGTTTCCAGTTTGAATCGTAGCGTTTTGAATTTTTATTTCTGATTTTTGGATTTGAAATTGTTTGACTGAATCTTTTTTGAATAGAGAGTCCGAATCTTCACTCTCTTCGTTTTCTTTCTTTTTCTTTTTTTTATTCAGTAAATCTTTTGCGGCTGAAATCTTTTTATCTAACGTATTATAAAAACCACCGTGTCCTGTTTCATCTAAATCCGATCCGTCCGCACCTATCTTAGTTGCGTATGCACTTCCTCCAGTGTATTTGGAGGCGGGTTCAAACTTATATTTTTTCTTATTCTTTTTGGTTTTTTTAGATTCACCTTCGTTTTTGTCGTCTTCATCTTTTCCAAACTTACCGAAAAATGAGAATATCTTTTTTGCTTTTTTGGAAACCCGTGTAAATTCCTTATCGATGTCCTTAAAATCAGGTTTTGCATGTACTGTGATTTCTAATGATTCAGAACTCAAAATTCCAACTCTTTATTAATATTTTCTAATATCTCATTTCTTTTTAGTTCCCCTTGTTTTCTAAGCATTTCTTTTGTATACCCGCCCTCTTCTTCCAGGATACGCGAAAGATTCGGGCTTATACTCCCGAGGAATTCTTCCGGTTTCATTTTCTCCACTTGTTTTTTTTGAGATTTTAGTCTTATCTTGTACATCAGAGTCGGCACATCCATCCTGGACATCGCTTCTAGAATGAATTGTTTCTGTGGAGTGAATAGATTCCCTAGATGAGTCACTCCTTTCGGTAGAATGTGAAACTCTTTCATCAAAAATAGGTCGAGTAGATTCTTTTCTTCGGATAGAGATTCTATCGTCTCTATTTTTTTTTAACTCTCTTAGAAAGGAGTCCTCTTTTTTTTTGTATTCTCTAAAGAGTTTTAGTACAAACTCTTTGTCCCGTATTTCTTCGAAAGAACGTAGTTCTTGTGGAAATTCTTCCGGTATTTTTTTTACTACGTGATTGAGTGTAGTAATCGCAAATATATAACCATAGGTAGAATTTGGTATCGATTCAAGAGATGCTCCATTTAACCTTTTAGCTACGGCTATGTCTATATCCAGTTCCGTACTCGGATCGGCTACGTCAGCTTCAAAAGTGTAACTTTCACCCTCGTATTTTACGTTTAAAAGAATTCTACTATTCGGTTCTAGTATTCTCATATATAAGAATAATCTAATAAATTTTAATATCGGAAGTTCAATTATTTTAAACTAAACAAAAGATAGGGACCGTTATTTAAATTATTTGGGATTTAAAAAGTTAGAGAAATTATAACTTTTGTCGTTGACATATCAACGACGACGACGATAATGATATTATATCACCCCTATGGTAACGCGTAGGGCGCAGGGCTATCTCGTAAGAGGTAGCCCTTGCTTTATTATGACTCCTAAGCGAACCTTTGTCTACATCGACGGATTTAACTTTTACTACGGTAAAGTAAAAGGTACAAAATTTAAATGGGTAGACTTTGGAAAACTTTGCACTTTTCTACTTCCTAAAGAAAAAAATAACATTATAAAAATTAAATATTATACTGCTATGGTAAAACCTAGACAAAGCGATCCTAAACAGTTAGAACGCCAACAAGTCTATATTAGAGCATTAAAAACAATTCCAAATTTCGATATTTATTTCGGTCATTTTTTATCTCATCCGATCAAAATGATGCGTTCCGATGGAAAAGGTTTTGTAGAAGTTATAAAAACGGAAGAGAAAGGATCGGACGTAAACTTAGCCTCACACATGATTTTTGATGGTTGTAAAAATGAATATGATACCGCTGTAATTATTTCAGGTGATTCAGATCTTTTAGAACCGGTTAGGATTATAAGAAACGATTTAAAAAAGTCTGTTGGTTATTTAAATCCGCAAAATAATCCTAGTAAAGTTCTTTTACTAAACTGTGATTTTATGAAATCCATTCGATTTAATACTGTTATAAACTCACAGTTCCCAGACACGGTTATAGACAAGGATGGAAACCAAATTACCAAACCACTTGAATGGAATTAATATTCCATATTTTTAATTAAATGCCTCCATAGGTTCCCAGTCCACGAGTTCAAATTCGATTTCTCTCCCACTCATTTCGTTATTTAATATACTAAACCCTTCCGTATTGACTCCACCTGTAAGCATACCTACCCTTTTACCGCTTCTTTTTTCGATGATCAGTATGTCATAAAGATCGTCCGCATGATCGTCGTTATACGTATCTATCTTGACTACACCTTCTAAAGGGATCGTTAAGATATGGAATTCACCTGTGGCAGTTCCCTGCCAGTCGAGAGATTTTAATCCTTTTGGTTTCCTTGATCCTAGGGCTTGTATCCTACCTTGGTTGTTATTAATACTGACTCGAATCGATTTCATAAAACCGACAGTTAGACCGTTAATTTTAACGATTGCGTCATTCCCGGTTAAAACTTTAGGGTTTGGTCTTGAACTTTTAGCCATATTCTAAACCTCACTCTTCGCGCCGCGTACGACGTCTAAGTTGAGCAAAAAAAACATATAATTGATCGGAGTTACAATTTTACCGTCTGGGAATATAAAATAGATTACGTCACCGTCTCGACGGATTTCAAAGTTTTCATCAAACGCGTCTTCACCCGTGTAAATATTGCGAGTCAACCATCCGTATTGCCTGATATATACATTACGAATTCTTTGTATTACAGCTGTACGTAAATCCGCATCCGTAAGACTTGTTCCAAGAGCTTCCGGGTCTGTGGGAACTTCCCCCGTAAAGGTTACGTTTAACCATTCTCTTAAATCCTTAACCAAAGCCAAAGCGGTGCATACGGTGGAAGCCTGGTTTCTTATTAAATTTTGAGACTGATACGTTGTGAGTCCAAACTCTATCTTAAAAGGACCTGCATTCGGTTTTTTTGTGATTACAAGTCCACCCGCACGTAATACTTTTTTAATCTGCGTTTTGGTTAAAATTTCGGGTGCGTCTACTATATTCAAATCCTTGAATGTGGCTGTTTCTCTTACGTTTGAAGAAGCTTTGATTGCGTTGTGTAAGGCCGCGATCATCCAACCTGGATAGGTTTTTAAATTGATTCGGTCGGCTTTGTATCTGGTTAGAGGTGAGAAGCCGACTACCATATATTCAGAGTTTGTTGACTTTATATCCTCTATTCTTTCATCGATCGACTTTTCAAGATCAAGTCCCGCACCTCCGAACCTTTCATCCGACCCTTCAGCGGAATTTCCGTTTGCGAGTTTATCGGCTAAATAAAGTCTTACCGGTTCGAGGGATGTGCATACGTTGACATAAAATCCTTTAACTGCTTCCGTATCAAATACGGTATCAATCGCATCCAAATAACTTTTAGTGGTAGTGGCTCCTGTAACTCCACCCGATAGATACACAAAACCGGAAAGATCAGAAAGTGGTTTTTTCTCTTGGGATATAATTTCTAAAAGTCCACTTGAGTTAAAAAATGCCTCCTGTCTAAAGAGTAAGGACTTTAAAATTTGAGGTGACGATTTTACGTCTAAATTTTCTGTTAAGAGTATATGATCGAGTGTGTTACTTTTTCGATCGGGTTGGGAAAGTAATAGTGCCGTATATCCGACTTGACTGGATATATAGGATACTAACTCAGAAAGAGTGCTATAACTTTTAATATCAATTACTAAGTCCTTACTTAAGTCCGTCGAGGCCGTGCCAGATAATGTCACTTTTAAGGTAATACCATCAAAACTTAATATAGCGTTTGATGCGTTTCCTATATATTGGATTCTAAGATCGTTTGCTTCTAGAGTTTGAGAGGTTAATATATTTTCGTTGTCCGCGACTTGTAGTATGGTTCCGTTATTTGAGACCCTAAACCGTAACTGATTTCCTTTAGGCCCTGGAGTTATCGCTTTTACCGTATTTGTTATTCCTAATGTAGTTGTAGGAACTAAAGCGCTTGCAGACAAGTTTTGTGAGACGTTTAGTGCTTTGATCGTTTGTGGGCCGTTTGCAAATCTTGAGTCTTTAGAGGGTGAAAAAGCACAAACTACCGCATCGGCTAAATCTCCCGATCCTAGAATTTGTCTTGCTTCGTCTGGTCCTCCAAACTCTAAAACTCTTTTTGTAAGTGGTAGTGTTAGATCGTTTGTATAGGGTCCGTTGTCACTTGGCCCTACAAGTATTAGAGTATTAAAATCAGGTGATATTCCCGCACTTTGTGGTTTGGTTCTAAATGCTCCACGAGCACCCGGCTGTATGTATCCACGTCCTAAAAATTCTACTTCACGCGTTCCCACTTACGGCCTCCCAAACCGCTTCTAAAGAAGGGTTTGAGATTGCCTTTAGTTCTCTTTTAAAATACTCCCGAAAACGTGGAGAGATAATTTTTCCTAATTCTTTTTCTTTTCTGGAAAGAAATTCATCTGGAGTTTCCTTTTTATTTGAGTTGTTTTTAGATTCCTTGTCCTTACCTTTACTTTGTTCTGGCTCCATGTATTATATAACCTATTTTAAGGACTTAAGTTTTTAAACTGACTTCTACTCTTTGACAAATATAGGTCGAATTCTTTGGTATCGGGAAAAAGGAATTTAGGTTTTGTCCTAAAGATCGATTTAGTTTGTACGATTTTTACTTTGATTTCAAAACCCCAAAATGGTTCAGCAAAATCGTTTGTTGTTAAGTTAGCTTCTGTGTCTTCGGGTAAAAATACGGTTACACCCGGATACAAAACGGGTAAGTCGTTTGCCATGAGTAGAGTTAAGGCTAAAGAAGAGTCGTATATAAACTTATTTGAATTTCTACCGCTTGCACCCGATGAAAATCCGGTGATAATTACATCCGATTCACAGTTAAACTGAAATTGTTGAAAGTATTGGTTACGTGAAAATTCGTCTAAAAATGATTTTGTAGGTATTCTTCTGGATTCTGGAGTTTGTGAAATTTCGGTAAGGTAGTTTATAAACTGTTCTGAGTTTCTAAAATGGTGTTCATTGAGTCCTAAAACTTGAGTGTGCCTTTCTATTGGACATTCGATTCCAATTTTTGGAAATTTAGTGTTTGGTCCTTTATTTGAAATTCCTTCCTGGTATAATGGATGACCGTGAATTACTGGTACGTTTAAATTTCTTTCTTCTAGTCCGGTTAAAGAAATAAAATTCCTAAAATAATCTACGACAACGTCTTCCGGTGGTGCGGGGTAAGTAATAAAGATGGCTCCTTTATCTTGGCCGTCTTGTCTTCTGACTTCTTCTTCCTTTAAACTGTAATCCATTTAAAGAAAAGTTTATTATATTTTTATTTTATCGGTTTTTAAAATTTGGAATAGGATGTAGGTTTTTAGAAGAAAGAAAGTTATATCACTCCATAGTCTTTTAATTCTTGTTCTCTAAATCCGGTAACATTTAATACATATTCTAAACTAGCACCTTCTTTGAACAAATTTGTGGAAATTTCAATCTTAGCTTCGAAATAACCTTTAACGTAATCTTCGATATACAGTAAATTATACCCTTTTTTTTCTAGTTCTTGAACTTTAACTTCCAATTCTTCGGATTGAATCATAAAAGACCGTGGTCTTTTAAGTCTTGCTCGGTAAGTCCGGTTACACTTAAAACAAATTCTAAACTGACACCTTTCAATAGCATATTTTCGGCAATTTCAATTTTAGTTTCAACTTTACCTTCGATTTTACCCTCGATTTTACCTTCGATTTTACCCTTTTGTATTAACTTTTCGGCTGTTGTCATGGCTAAATCCTCGTATTCCCTATTATACCTTGAATGACTGAGTACGTTTGTAATTTCAGTCGGTTCGATCTCTCTTACATTAAATATATACAAAAACAGTTTTTGGAAAATTTCAACCCTTTTCGATTCGTTTTTTAGACCTGTTAAGAGTTCAAATACTTCTCCTAAATAACC